TTAACATTGTTGATTTTGCTTCTTTACGTTTTTTCATATAAACGTCAATCAACTCAGGAATCATACCAACTTTATCTTTACGATACATAGCTCCATTAGCTGCAACAGCATATTCTTCTGGAAAAGTATATTCTTTATCTAATAAACCTTTAGTTGTAATATTACCATCAAACATACCAGTAAAAGTTTCCAACGAAATATTCCATGTTTGTAAAATACTTGGATACAAACTAGTGGCATCGAAACTAGCAATATCGCGATAAAATCCAGGAACTGGTTCGCGAACGTATGCACCTTCAAACTGTTCGCTTTTACTATTTTTAGATCTAGGCGGAATTACTATTTTATTGGCTTTTAAATGATTAAAAATAATTGCATCCCACATTCTAATCTGACTATAAATATCACCATAATTAATCTTAGCCAGATAACTCATAGTTAAACATAAATCAATAAGTTTTTCTGTATCTTCTAACTCATCAACTCTATCACAGTCGATAATGTTATAGTCAACAAACTTATTCCAACCATTGGTATAGAAATCTTTAAATGTATCAAATTCACTATGGTCTAATTTACCATGACCTAATACTAGTTGAGCAACTGTTTCTAGGCGCAAGTTTTCTGGCTTTTTCTGACCGTATTTTTTATAAAGATCTCTAAAATCAATGACGTTAACTCCGACAATTTCAAATAAAGTTGTTGGTTTACCAAAATCATCCTTTGTTTTACGTTCTTTAATACGGTTCCATGGACTTAATTCGCGAACTCTATCTTCGCTAACTATTTTTGTAATACGATTAACCAGATATTTTATATCGAACCCTTCTACGTTCCAACCTGTAATAATATCGATATCACTACGTTTCCAGAAATCAACAAAACGATTTAATAAAGAATACTCATCATCACACAAAATAAACTCACAGTTTTCTTTTTTATCTCCAGTATATTCTCTAGACATAAAAGTTGTACTGCGTTTTGTTTTCATGTTTTTCATGGTAATAAGAAGAACTTCCTCTGCTGCAACATCAGGCGAAGGAAAACCGGAATTTTCAGTTGAAGTTTCGATATCCAATACATAAGAATTAATGAATTCTATATCCCAATCAATAACTTTTGGAAATTGATCAGAGATAAATTGAACATCGAAACCGATATCACCATAAATTTCAAAATTATCTACATCTTCGTATCTTTTAATAAAATCGCGAGTTTCTTTAATATCTCCAGGTTGGATTTCTTCAACATATTGACCGAAAAGATTTTTCCAATCACTTTGTTTATTTGATTTAACATAAACTTTAGGCGAATATTCATATTTAAACTGAACTCGCTTACCATCCTCAATCCCTTTATATAAAATACTATTCCCTAATATAGATACGTCAGTGTAGAATTTTGACATTTATTTTCCTGTAAAGATTTTTTGTGGCGCAGTTAAGATTTTACCAAAAATTTTATTATATTGTTCAACAAATTGTTCGTCTGGTTCAATATAAAATACAACTAGATTTTTATTAATTTCAATCTTATTTTTATTTTTCGGGTTATTATATTCTGGAAAAGGAGCAAATCCTACTGATTGTTCTTTTGGGTTTTCCAGCGAATCAGCAATAACTAATTGAATTGTATCCTCGAACAAATCACACTCAGGTCGCGTTTCACATGGACCAAGATATGTACCTAAAACTGTTTCGCCAGACAATAATTTAAATTGTTTAACTGTCATTTTCTTCCTCAATTTTATAGATTTTAACACCGCATTTTTCAAGAAAACGAATACCTGCGGATGAACGATATTCGTTTTTATAATATAATGTTTTTATACCAGAACTGTATATAATTTTTGCACACTGTAAACAAGGGCTATGAGTACAAATAATTGTTGCATCTATACCAGATTCTGTTGAACGCGCTAGTTGACTAATTGCATTTGCCTCAGAATGAATTAACTCATCATAAGTTTTTAACCCTTCCCATGCATTTTTATTGGAATTATACGTGAATCTAGCTTGTTCGTCAATAGGTAATTTTGAAAATTCAACATTATCAATAGAAACTGGATATTCACAATCATTAGGCGTCCACCCTGCAGGCATTCCATTGTACCCACAGCTAATGATACGATTATTCTTTACTATGACCGTACCAACTTGTAAACGAGTCGCATAGGACAACTGAGCAGTTCTCTCGGCGACATCCATAAAGTATTTAACAAATTTTTCTTTCATTTTTTATCAGGATTAAATTCATCATCAATATCAAATATAAATTGCTTTATAATATAAAGTGCTTCTTCCATATTACTTTCGCTAATTTCCATATCGCACCTTGATCTAATTATCTCGGGAGTAATTGTTTTTAATTCTTCATATGTATAAATTGGATTTTCGTCAGCTCCAGCATACCATAAAGCTAACTTTTGAGTTTCTTTTGTTTCACCGGATTCAGTTGTATGAAATGCATACCAATCTGAACAAGACCAACGGCTATAAGACATAATACCTCCTACATTTAAACTATAATAATATTATACTATATAAGTTGTTTTTTGTCAAGCAAAAAAAAAAGGGGCAACCATTTCTGATTGCCCCTATAGTTATAAAACCTAATTATTCTATTTGAAATATTTTAGGCTTTTTATTATCTGGTATTACATTTCTTAGCGATACATATAACATACCATCGGATAATGATACTTTATCGACTTCAACTGTATCAGCTATGGTAAATGTTCTAGTAAAATCTCTTTCAGCAATTCCTTTATATAAGAATTCCGAATCTTTTTTAGATTCATCTGGTTTAATTTTACCTGTAACAACAAGTTTACCTGTATCTAAAGTAACTGAGATTTGATCTTTTGTATATCCAGCAACTGCCATTTTGATAACAAACTTCTCTTCAGACTGTTTGATAATATCATATGGAGGAAAACCAGTTTGAGGCTTTTCCAATTCAGTGATTCTACGAAATAATTCGTCAAAACCAATTAATGCTGAATTATGAATTGTTCTAAAAGTAGTTAAGTCTTTAGCGTACATATTTTTCTCCTTAAAAGCAAGATTTAATTTCGACCCCCGAAGCAGGTCATTTTTCTACGAGAACCATTCTCGCAAAACTATTTAGCCACCAGCAAAAACGTCTCCCGACCCTGACGCTGAATGGCCACAAGTAGCGGCATCGCCAGCTCGACAAACTGCAATGCCATTAACAAATACTGAACCAGAACCAGCAGCCATAGTTGGGGAATCATGAGGGGCGACCCCATGACCTGTAACTGCATCACCTTTTCTAACAGCTGCAGCTCCATTAACAAATACATCACCGGATCCAGCAGCTAATTTACCTCCAGCTGAATCCGTACCTTTTCTAGTAACTCCAGGCATTATTTTTTAACTTTGCCGATGTTATATTTACTAACCAAATTATATTCATCTTTTTCTTTATACGATAAAATTTTAATTTGACTAATTGGAACTAATGGAGATTTACATTCATCTTCATGTCTAATTTCCAATAGTTCCCAATCCCTTAAAAGGTTTACAATAGTATTTCTTCTAGCAATATCATTTTCACTAATTTCATGAGATTTGTTATCCAGACCAAATAATTCTTTAAAATGGATAATTACATATCTACCTTGTTTATGTAAGATATGACATGATTGATATAAAGTTTTATCTTTTTTAGATAATACGCCAATTCTAGATAACGTTTCTTTAATTTTTAAAAAATTATTCTCATCAATAAATACCTCAACGCCATATCCATTAAAAATGTCACTCATTTTTATATTTCCTATTTATTCAAAATTATCATAATAATATATTTATAAATATTTGTAAGTCGCGATGCGCTAACATCCACTTACACTAACTGTTATTAAGGAACAATCAGCATGAATATATATTCACCCATCAAACCAACATATCTTTATATTAAACAACATTCCATTACCGGATTAAAATATTTCGGTAAGACAACTAAAGATCCACGCACATATTTGGGATCAGGAATAAAATGGAAAAGTCATATTAAAAAACACGGCAAACAATTTGTAAAAACTTTATGGATTTCAGATTTATATTATGATACATCAATAAAAGAAATTGCGTTACATTTTTCTACGGAAAACAATATTGTTGAATCAGATAAGTGGGCTAATCTAATCCAGGAAAATGGGTTAGATAGCGGAACTCTTACAAAAAATCAAAAAATTAAAATTTCACAAAAACAAAAATATAATTGGAATAAAAATAATTCTCCTTATAATGAAGATAGAAACTTAAAATGTTCTAATATTAAAAAAGAACAGTGGGAAGATTTAAAATCAAAATATAATTCTAATACATATAGACTTCAACAAAAAAAGCTAAAAGAAAAGCAATACGAAGTAATAAATCCAATAGGTACTAAATTTATTATAACTGGGTTAAAACAATTTTGTAAAGAAAATAATCTCTCAGAACAAAATATGTATAAAGTTTCCAATAAATTAAGAGAGCATCACAAAGGATGGAAATGTAATAAAATTATTTAATTACCCCGCCTTTGTCTAATATTTGTCTTATAGTTTCCAACTGCAAAGACGTAAGAATTCTTAACGCATCTTTGGCTTTTTCTGATGAATAACCGAAATACTCTTTAATTAATGCTATGTCTTTTGATTCATTTGCTTTATACCATTTTTGAAATGGGCGTTTTTTGCTATGTAAAATAAACAAATAAAAATCATATTGCATTTTTTTATCTAAGCCAGAATACTGATTCATTTCATTTACATATAACAAACAATCATTATGTTGGCTTAATGCGCGATTTACAATATAAGGTTCATATTCTTTTTCGTTATCAGATGTAATAATAGATTTTTTAGTTTGAAGCAATGATGGTAAAACTTCTTTAAACAAATCCATAAATCACCTATTTGAATTCTAAGTCAACCATACATTCTGTAAAGAAAGCCATTAAATTAATCTCATGATCAATAACAAAAGCTGTTTGATATTGATAACGACCAATTAATAATACTAACTGTGGAATTGAATTCGGCTTTAAAATATCATACATTGAATCATACATCTTGCGATAAATTGTTTGACTATCGTTATCTAAGTTATCAACAACCCACTTTCTAACATCAGCAAATGATTTTTCTTTTAAACCTTTGATTAATGGTGTTAAATTTACATCAGAAACTTGTGATAATAAACCAGCATCAATAACACCACCCATTGCATAACGCTGAAGTTCATTTAAAACTCTACGATTATCTGGATAATATTTAGCAATAACCTGAGCTACAACTTCTTTGTTATATTCAACTTTTTCTTCATCTAAAATCCAACAAACTCGTTTAAAAAACTGAGCCATTAATTTCTGCTTATCATCTTTTGTAATCTTTACATCAACAACTGAACATCTTGAATGTAGCGGTTCAATAATACGATTTTTATAGTTACAAGTAAATATAAAAGAACAGTTACGAGAAAACTCTTCAATTGCATTACGCAAAGCTGGTTGTAGTGAATTAGCATTTAAATAATCTGCTTCATCAATAATAATTACTTTACGTCCGCCAGATAAACTAACTGATGAAGCATAATTTTTAATTTTACCACGAAGAACATCAATACCATTTTCATCAGAACCATTAATGACAATATAGTCGCAATCTGTTTCTTTACATAAGGCTTTTGCAATAGTTGTTTTACCAACGCCAGCTGAACCTGCAATTAATAAATGAGGGATTTTGTTTTGAGTAACAAATTCTTGAAACGTTGATTTGATTGATTCAGGAAGAATACAATCGGCAATTTTTTCTGGTCTGTATTTTTCAACCCAAAGTACATGTTCACGCATAATATAATCTCACAATAAAAATAATAAAAAGGGTGACCGAAGCCACCCAAAAATCAATAATTAAGCTGTATGACCTGATACAACACTTACATAAAGTTTAGCAAATTCTTTATCTTCAGTATTCTGTTCAGCAAAATTCTGTTTATGATACGTTTTAGCTAAACGATTAATAATTTTCTTTGGTAACTCAATTTGATCTTTAACAGCATCAACGATATCTTTAATTGCTTCTTTTTCGCGCTCAACTCTAGAAAAATGAACTGAAATTTCTTTTAATCCATCAGTAAGAATTTTTAATTGTTTATCATCAAGCGTACCAAATACAGTTTCTAAAGTTTCAGTCATAATATTATTCCTCTGTCAAAATTGATTTAATGCCATGTATTAATTCTTTTTTATCAACTTCTTCACTAATATAAGCATCTAATAAAGTAAATAAAAATATTTGTTTCATTTTATAACTTGAAGTAGCTGGAATATAAGAATTCCAGTTATCTAACATTGTATTATTAAAATCGCTCATATTTTATTTACCAAATGTTGAACTCGTTTCAATAGTAATCCAATATTTTAATTCAGCTGTAGTAGAAGTCCATGCTGAAATACCTTTACTAGAAATCTCAACCGAATACGTATCTGGAATAACTTTTAAATTTTCAGCTTTAAATACTAATTTAAATACTTTACCTTCTGGATCAACGTCAGCCATTTCTAATGAATTAACATGACTTGAATCATTTGCTTCATCAAAAGTAACTAAAGATACAGTAGTTCCATCCGATTCAACGGCAACATGAGGTGCACCAAGAACAGTTGCAGTTTTTAATACCCACTCAAAATCTTCTTTAGAGAATGTAAATTTAACATCTGGAGCTGGAACATTAGGAAGTTTTTCTGGCGGAACAACAATCATTGATTGATCAGCAACACGATATTTAATCTTACTACGACCGCCACGACCTTTAATAATAACATGTTTATCATCAAATTCTAATTCTGGACCTTCTTTAAATAAAGAAGCAACTGATAAAAAGTTATTTAAATCGTAAATACCGAAATCTTGGGGGATTGTATCTGAGATAGTTGCAACAGATAAGATATTTTTACCTGGACTCATAGTTGAAACTGTAGAACCTTTTCTAAAGAAAATACCTTGATTAATATGAGCAAAGTTTTTTAGAATTGCAGTTGTTTCTTGAGAAATTTTCATATTTTATATCACCTCATCGTTAAGAATCATTTTAAAAATTTGGAGCGGGATAAGGGAATCGAACCCTCACTAGGAGATTGGAAATCTGCTGTTCTACCATTAAACTAATCCCGCAATATTTGGTGCCCCTCCTAGGACTTGAACCTAGAACCAACCGATTATGAGTCGGACGCTCTAACCATTTGAGCTAAAGGGGCAAATTACATTACTATTATATAACGTAAACGTGTATTAGTCAAGAATTATTTTTTCTGAACTTTTTTAAAGAAATTATCTAATTTTTTATCGCACTGTTTATTTGAATTTGTTAAAGATTCGACCTTTGCAGTTAAAGCAGCATGATCATCTTGTAACTTAGCTAAATCGCCTGAACTAGCGCAACCTGTTACAAATAAACATAAACTAACTAAAAATAAAGTTTTCATAACTTTCTCTTATTAAATTAATTGGCGGGCAGGGAAAGACTCGAACTCTCATCTTTGTGTTTTGGAGGCACATGTTTTATCCAATTAAACTACCTACCCAGTATTGGCGTCGCTACGGGGAATCGAACCCCGCTTACAAGAATGAAAATCTTGTGTCCTAACCGATAGACGATAGCGACAATTATTTTTTAAACCCATTAGGGGTGACTAGTGGGACTTGAACCCACAAAATCTCGAATCACAATCGAGGACGTCTACCAATTCCGTCATAGTCACACCTAATGGGTCTTATTTGGCTCCCAGAGTAAGAATCGAACTTACCTGATAAACTGATTAACAGTCAGCTGGCACACCTTGCGCCCATCTGGGATTTATCTTTTAATTATTTACAATTACATCTAATATTTTTAACTCTAATTCTTGTAGAGTTCCATTATTGTCAATTATATAGTCAATATGAGGATTTCCATACCAATCGTATTCAGATTTATGTATATTTTGCGATGCTGCATAAGCATCAAATACAGATTTATCTAACGAATCAAGATAACCGTACCAGTTAGGTCGTGTTTCTTTTCTATCAATTTGAATAAATACAGCTCCAATAGATTTTAAGAAACTAATCTCGTTTTTAAATCTAACATCAGTAATAACTACATTATCATACTGTTGAATTTTTCGCTCAAGAGAATCAACCCAAATTCCATCAAGTAAATTTTCTCTACAAACTTCTGTACCAAAATACTGTAGTATATATCTAGGTGTTATAGGTTTATTAAATTTAACCGACCAAAAAGTATCAACAGTTTCACGAAAAACTCTAGATTCTTCGGTGTCACCTTCTAATAAAGCTCTATCCCAACCAAAAATAGAAGATACTGCATCTTTTAATGAGCCAGCAAAAGATAGAGCAGTAAAATTATTTTCTACTAAAATATCGCCAGCAGTTCCTTTTCCAGAACCAATAAAACCAAGTAACCCAATAATCATAATATAACCCAAAACGTCAAGAAAGTAAAGACAAATACTTATTCATAATATTTGACAAATCTTGTTTTAATAATATTCTTCCATGATATTTAAAAGTATCTCGTAATTGCTCATAACTCTCAGCGTTTTCGGATAAATGTTCGTTAAACGTAACTAATAATTTTTCTTTAGTTAATCCAGTTGGACTATTATTATCAGTATGTTGACCGCCAGCCATAGAAAACCTATCGCTAAGAGGTACTCGCGTTTGAATCTGCAACTTTCTAGCTATAAATTCATCGGTCATAGGAGCAAAACCATAATTAAAAATAATAAATCTTGCTGTATTAATTAATCTCGGGTAATGCCTGCCTTGGCTATATCTAACAGAATTAGAATGCATTAAACGAGAACCTCTGTGTTCTATAGTATTAGGAACATCTAAACCAACTTTAAGAACATCCCATAAAGGAACGTCATACGACAACGTATTTGATCCCCTAAACTCTAATTCATCAACAAAATATAAACATGGAATATATAATTCTTCTTCTTTTGTCGAATTTAAACTAGCAAAATCGCCAATTAAAAATTCAGTGGTATTTAAACAAACTTTCCAATCAGTTATAGTTGCCTCAATATCCATCACTTCACGATCTACGTCACTAGCACTAAAGTCTCGGTTTTTGCTGTTAACTATTTCCCAAGTAGGGCAAATGTGTTTAATAATTTCAACACTTTTATCTGTACTAGCATAATTAATCAAAATGCCATGATCAAAATATTTTTTATGGTGATTTAACCACCACGGAAGTAAATATTCTTCATTATAAAAATGCGAAATAATAGTTTTTTTCATTTATCACCTAAAAATTGGACGCGAAAGGGTGGAATAGAACCGCAAGTTATGAGCCTAGCTATCTACCACTGATATACTTCGCATAATATTTGGTCTCCCATGACAGATTCGAACTGCCGACCTATCCGCCCCAAACGGATCGCTCTACCAGACTGAGCTAATGGGAGTAATAATTTGGAGCCAAAGACAGGAATCGAACCCGCAACATCTTCATTACAAGTGAAGCGCTCTACCTATTGAGCTACATTGGCAATTTGTAAAGTATCTATTTATAAAAATACTTTATTCTATTTAGTCAAATTTTACAACTTTTTTATTATAGAGGTATTATATATTAACACCTCTATAAAGTCAAGCACTTTTTTAAATTATTTTACAATTCGCCGAGATAATTTGCTACAGCTGGTAAATTACCTTGGAACTGATAACTTCCGACATGGACGCAATTAACCCATGGCGCCATCCAAACTTCAATTCCGATTTTTCTGCATTGTTGACAGAAATGATAATCTTCGCTCAATACGCGATTTGATTCTTCGTCAATCTCAACATTAAAATATGAATGAATTTTTCTATCACCGCTGAAATGTTGCGTACCAACATGATCTGGCGTATATTCATATTGCGGAAACTCTTCTTTAAATTTAGATAGAACATCTTTACGAATCATCATCATACCAGTTCCAATCTCAAGAACTTGTAATGGTTCAGTAACATTAAACTGTTTAGTTCCAGCAACAGGATTAAATACAATATCTCCACCTAATCTCTCTAATTCTCCAGTCGAAATATTAGGATTTTTAATAATTGCCTTTTTAATATTTTCCCATTTAATAGTTTTCTTGGGATAAGGAGCTCCAATAATATCTTTATCTAATACCAGCATTGCAATAACATCTACTGCACTAAATCCAATATCAGCATCAATAAACATCATATGAGTACAATCAGAACGTAAAAATTCATCAACTAAATAATTTCTTGCTCGCTGAATTAAACTTTCATTAAATAAGAACGAGAATTTAATTTCCAATCCATATTGCAATGCGGCCATTTGTAAGTCTAAACAAGACTTCATATAAGCACCAAGACAACTACCGCCATACATTGGTGTAGCAACAAATAGTTTTTTGCCTTCTAGATTTTCTTTTGATAATTTAATTTCCATAATTTAAGTAGTCTCTTTTAAAATTTGTTCGTTAATTTTATTTTGTATATCTTCTGGTATTGCGAATATCTTTTCGGTAATCTCGGAATTATATTTAGATGCAGCAGTTTCTCGTACCTTTTTAATTGCTTCGGCTTCTCTGGATGGAATTAAAGGAATTTTTGAAATATCCTCAGCATAATGAATTTTACACGAATATTCTTGAACTTCATTAAATGCTCGAATATCTTCTATAAAATGCCTAAAATGTATTTTACTTAATTTCCAAATAGTAGAAATAGTTACACATGTACGACATTTACTTCTTGTCATTTTTACCTCTCTTTTTCGTGATTATGCGACTCTTTACGAATTTCTTAATTTTTTTATTTAGAGCAGTTTCAGCTCGTTCTAAAACAAATTTAGAAACTTTAGTTTTAAAATCAATTCCATTTAATCTATCTATTCCTTGTTGAATAATTCTTGAAGTTAAACCATCGAACCTAGTCATCTTTTCATTTCCTTCAAAATCTTGATATGAAACAATAACTGTAGTAGGGCGTTTAACTACCATTAATAAACCCATATTACTCAAATCAGATTCTTCTAGTAAAATTTCGCCATGCGATTCAATAACAATAGGATTGAAAAATGCAACAAAATTATCTGCAACTCCAGCAACCAATACTTTATGCTCTAATCCGCATTGATTTGCAGCAATTCCATATACTTTATGAAATTTACATGTTGCAATTAACTTTGAAGCAATTTCGCTAGAATTTAATTCAGTATTGGTAAAATCGAAGTGTTTTAACTTTGTAGTTAAAACTGGATCTTTTTGATCACATAATTCATAACCAAGAAATTGAGGTTCAGGCACTGCTGCAGCCTGAGAAACTACATCAGCAGTATTATATATAAACTCACTCATTGTATAACCTTCATCTTTGAAAAGTTTTTTATTTTTTCGAACTTTAATACAGTATCGAATTTATCTGATACTTGATCAGACTTATGACTAATAACAAATATATTTGTACTTTTATCAACTGATGATAATAAATTCATAAAAACATCAGTACCCCCAGTATCAAGACTGCCGTCCATTATTTCGTCAAGAATTAATAAATTGGTATTTACTGAATTTTTTAATCTAGCTAACTGTCTAAATGAAAATAAAATAGCTAAATCTAATCGAGTTTTTTCGCCCTCAGAGAAATTAGCATAAGTAAATTCATCTCTATGACGAGATTTAATTACTTCTTCAAAATTTTCATTAATATTAAAATTAACAAAGAAATCTAATTGAGCCAAATACTGATTTATATATTTGTTTAAAATAGGAAGATACTGTTTAATTATACGAGTTTTAATTCCTCCGTCCTTTAACATAACAGAAATAAAATCATAATAACTTTTTTCATTTATATATTCTTCATATTTTTCAACATAAACATCTAATGATTCAATTAATTCTTGCAGTTTATCTGAACCATTATCAGTGGTATTTGATGAATCTTTTAGTTGATCAATTTCATTAGAAACTAGTTTTATATATTTTTGCGCAGAAACAATATTTGAATTTTTCTCTGATAAAATACTTGAATTCTTTAAAATTTTAGCGTTTATCTTGGATATAGCAACTAATCTATCAGTAGCAACCTTTAATTCCTTAGATAATTTTTTTTCGCCATCAACTAATTCTATTAATTTAGTGCTATTTTTTTCAATAATTTCCTGTTTAAACGCAGAATTAATAGATTGACGGCATGTTGGACAATTATCATTTGAATGATAGAATGTATTATCTTTTTCTACCTTAGATATATTATCGCGCAATTTACCTTCAATTAATAATAATTTATTTTTCTTTTTTTCAACGACATCCATATCAGAAATTTCATGACCCAGTCGTTCGTTTTCAGACAATAACTCAGAGATAGTTTGCTGTAAATCTTCAACTTCAACACAAGTATTTGCAATTAATTCTTTTTTTCTAAGAATTAGTTCATCAGAAACTTGATTGGTACGTTTAATATTTTGTTTTTGAAGTTCTATTTTGTCTTTAAATAATTCAATATTAAATTTACAATCTTGAACAGTTTCTTTAATTCCAGATACTTTATCTTTAACAATAGAGTTCATGTTAGAAAAAATCTGAATATCAAGCAAATCTTCAATAACAGAGCGTCTATCTCCAGCTGATAACTGCATAAAAGGAGTATATCTAGCTGAGCCAAGAATAACAACTTGAGTAAAAGATTTGTAACTCATTTTAAGTATATATCTTTCTAATTGTTCTTGATAATCTTTTACTTTTGCGTCTTGGCGAACTAAATCACCATTACAATAAACTTCAAAAATATTTGGTTTAATACCACGAATAATTTTATATTTGTTTGGACCAATAGAAAACTCAACTTCAGTAACCAATTCAGATTTATTAATTGAATTTATTAAACCGCTTTTGTTAATTTTTCTAAAAGGTTTTCCATAAAGGGCAAAGGTAATTGCATCAATAAATGTTGATTTGCCTTGCCCATTAATTCCAGTGGATAAAGTAGTTCTATCTTTATTTAATTCAATTTCAGTAAAGTTATTTCCATAGGAAAGAAAGTTTTTAAACCGGATTGTTTCAAAAATTACCATTATTCAACCGCCATTGCTTCAGTATATAAATTAGACATCATAGTCTTCAATTTGTTTTTATCTAATTCTTGTTGATTAATACTATCAATATATTTGTAAGTAATTGTTAATGTATCATCAGTTTCATCAACATCCTCATCAATTTCTAAATCAACTACATCTTCAGTAATTGATACATCTATAGGGTTATTCGCATAAACTTGATCGACAAATAAATCAAACAAATATGGATTAGTTTTAGCCTTAACTTGAATCTTAACATATTTACCAATTACGTTAGATAAAAATTCTTTATCAAGATAACTGGAATTAGTGACATCACTAGATCCAGAATCATCATAATCCATCTTATAGAAAATTGAATTTGGATTAAGTACAGTTTCCAATTCCCTAGTTTCTAAGTCAAAAACTCTAAAACCTTTTGGATCGGCATAATCTTGCCAAGTCATCTCATAAGGAGTCCCTATGTACTCGATATTCCCTCTCTTAGACGCGTGATGATAATGACCGGATAATACCCTTTCATAATTAGAAAACGCCTTAGCGGACAATCCATGCTCCGATAGGATACTACTTTGGTACATCTTAAAACCTTCTATTTCAAAATGACCAACACAAACAGTAGAAGTATCTTGTTTAATAAAATTTAAACATTCTTGATAATTTTCTTTACAAATCCATGGAATAATAGAAATTCCATTGTCAAGTTTAGTTGGTTCTTTTACAACAGTTACGTTTTTAAACTGAGTTAAAAATAATCCAGAACTACTAATACTCAATGATTCTTTATACGCTAAATCGTGGTTTCCAAGTAATGTTATTAATTTAATATCAAATTTATCGAACTTAGAAAAGAAATAATTATTAGCTTCAGATAATGTTATATGATTCGTGTATTTTCTTCTATCAAATAAATCCCCTAATTGAATAACAGTGCTTATATTATTTTGTATAAGATAAGGAAAAAATACCTGATCATAAAATTTTTCAAAAAACTTATGAAAATACATACTGTCGCCTCTTGCACCAAAATGACAATCACCAAGAAAAACTATTTTACTCATAACAAAATCCAAAAATAATAAATAATAAAAAAGCTACTCGCGATATCCCCATATCCAGTAGCACTAAACATTAACCGTGTTATCAAAGGAGACAACTATGTCCAGCACAAATACTTATACTGAACAAAAATACTGCGTTTATCATATTACATACTCAGGCGATAAGTTATCACCAAAAAATAATTCAAATATAATCCCATCAAATTACATCGGTTCATCTACAATTGATAGTATTAAATCCGGTTATATGGGATCCATAAAATCAAAAATTTATAAAAATATTTGGAAATCAGAATTAAAAACTAATCCACATTTATTTTCTATTGAAATAATATCATATCACGAAACTAGACCATCAGCTACCTACAAAGAATTACAAATACAAAAAATATTTAACGTTGTTAAGAATCCATTATTTGTTAACATGGCGTATGCTGCGCCAAATGGGTTTTTTGGTAGAGATGTTTCGAGAGAAAAACATCCAAATTATAATAAACCGCGAACAAATGATAGTAAAGAAAAAATATCAAAAAATCATGCAAACGTATCAGGTAAAAATAATCCAATGTCTAACAAAATTAGAATTACTAATGGTATATTAAATTCTGCAGTAAAACATAAAAATGAAATACCTGATGGATGGTATACAGGACTAACATTTAATACTCAACGGAAAAAAGAAACTAACCCCAGAAAAGCATATAAAAAAGAAAATAAAAATCGATCAACAAAAGGCATTAAACGTAAAAAATTTATTTGTATTATTGAAACCAAGAAAGAATACGATAAAGCAAAAGCAAAAATATATTTTCCTGAATTACCATATTAATCCTCCAAGAAAGTTTCAATTCCTTTAGCTTTTTTCTTTTTCTTCGCTACAGGACTTTTAGTGCTTTTTTTGAATTCAGTATCTTCAAATTTTTGAATAAAATCATACATATTATCATAAACTTCAATTTGTTTAATTTGACCTTCACCAAGTTCCAATAACTCAGCTTCATCAAGAATACCGAAATTTTCTGTTGCTTTATATTTTATATACTGCTGTTTTTTTTCTTTTTGGATCCTACGAACAAAACACCACCAAAGAATCTGAGTAAAATAAGCAAAGGGATTTTTAGTTTTTGCTGAATCAAAATTTTCAAAATACATTAAACAGTTTTCAATTCCATCAGCAATCATTTCATCTTTATATGAATACCCAAAGAAATTAGGTCTACGAGCTAATCCCTCTGATAATTTAACGAAACATTCTCCAATATAATTTGGAATTCTAGGTTTAATTTTCCCTTCAGCTTTAGCAAGAGCGCAATCAGCTTTATATTTCTCTAAAGCAGCGCAAAAATCAGCATTATTAATATATTCTCGCGTGACCTTTTTTCGTTTTACTTTAGCAACAACGGGTTTTTCTTCCGGAAGATCTTCTAATAAAGAAGGTATTTCTTCAGTAAAATCTGGAACGTCAGCAAAATCAAATTTTAATTCTTTCATAGCAATTACTCCATGTATTATCAGTTATTTAATAGTATTATACTATGAAATAGATAAAATAGCAAGAATTATTTCTTCTGAACAGGGAATTTGATTGAATTTTCGTCAAGAACTATTTCTCGTTAAAATATAATAAGTTGAAAAAAAGTGCTTGACGAAATTAAATTTGTAGGTTACATTATACTCTAAGTGTTGTTTGGAACTTCGCTGATGCTTCGTTCCATAAACATTAGAGTCTCAAAATAGAATTACTGCGTAGCAGATCCTCGAAGAGGATTAAATTAGTGAATACTAGATCCTTCTGGCGGAATATCTGTTTCATCTATTATTGTTTCTTTAATTTGTTTAGCTAATGTTGATTCTGGATCTAGATAATCCAATATAGCATCAAGATATCGATATCCAAACTCTATAGATGAATAAGAAACAAATAAAATGTGATCCATTGGAATAGGTGCTTCTTGTAGAGGAAATGCTTCTAAAGGCATCCAGTCAACCATAATAATTTCTTCAGTTTCATTTTCAATGTCAATGGTAGGGTAGAATGTTTTAGGGTATTTTATTATTACAGTATTAGTTTCTTTATCTTGATGATAGAATCCAATTAAATCTTCACCAGTTCTTAATCTAACAATTTTAATTTCAAATTTTTCGGTCATAATGTTTCCATATCCACTTTAATAATTTTATAATCAAATTTTTCTTCATTGTAAATCTTGATTCTTTCTTGAAAATGTGTTAGAGTATAATTTTGATGCTTCTTATACCGTAAATCATCAGCAAGGTCATATAATACTGCTTCATCTTTATTTTCATTTAAACGTAAAACGCGACCAATAGCTTGGAGGTTTCTTATTCTAGATTTAGAAGGGCTAGCAAATATAATATTATGTAGGTTTTTAATATTAGTTCCAGTAGACACTGTTCCAACAGAACCTATTAAAATTACATTATGTTCAGTCTCCATTGCCTTTCTAATTTCTTCTCTTTCTTCAGCCTTAATATTACCATGAATATAATATATCTTTTTATTAACAGCATGTTTTGAATTAGAAATTAACTCATATAACACATCTCCATGTTTTTCAACATATTGATAAAGTAATAATGTATTTCCTTTTAATGATAATGATAAATTCTTAATAAATTTATTTCTATTGGCATTAGCAATTAAATATTCTAATTCTTGTTGATATTTTAATCCTTTTGATAACTTACAAGTTTCCTCGGGATATTTTAAAACAATACATTTAATATTTAATTTTGTTACTTGTTTGTTATCCATTAATTGTTTAGTTGTAATAACCTTTCTAACTGGACCAAATAAACTTTCTAATTGTAATGAATGTATTTTTTGTCCATTTAAAGTTCCAGTAACACCAACTCGATAATCGGCATTAACGCATTTTTGTACAATACCTGTTAAGCTATTTGCTGATGCTAAATGAGCTTCATCACATAACACAAAATCAAATTGATCAAAATAAGTTCGGCTTTTATGATTAAATAATGATTGCCAAGTGCTAATATATAAATGTTTTTCTGCATTTTTATCTTGACCAGCAAATATCATATGAATATGTTTATTTACATCCCATCTATTATGACTTGAGTAATCAGCAAAATCTGATGTAAGTTGATGACATAATGATGTGTTTGGAACCAACAGTAATCCTTTCTTTCTATTATGCGCTAACAAGAATCTAACAATAATATAAAGAATACAACTTTTACCTGATGACGTTGGAGATAATAACATTAAACGTTTTTCGTTAAGGAAATCTAAAACGCCTTTAAATTGATAATCTCTAACCTCAATTTTCTTTCCATTAGAATGGATATCTAATGAAGTAATAAATTTGTGTAACTCAGTGTCCGTAACTGGGTCGTAGTTATCTTTATAATTGTGTTGAAGGGTATAGTCCCTATCTTTAGCAAACGCCTCTAATTGAGGGATTAAACCGATAAAAAACTCCATATCTCCATTTGGTAATATTTTTGCTAGGCGAACCTTTCCATCCCATAATCTTGCTTTATAACTGGGCATAAATTTATATCCAGTAGCAAAAAAAGAGAAGTAATCGCTTAGTTCCTGTGCAATACTTTTGTCGCATTTTAGGATGGCATAAGTTTCGTTATGTTTTTCAATTTCAATTATCATTTTAATTTCCAGCTAGGAATCTAGTGTATGTCATATATTCTCTTAATTGCCAAGTTCTGTTACCGAGCTCTTTAATTATTGCCTCACAAACATATATACATTCCTCATAGTAGGCTTTCTTTTCAAGAATTTTTATTAAAAAATCGTCAGCTTCAAGATACGTATCGATATTACCTTTGGTGCCAATCTTTAAGTCGAACTGATCCCACCCATACTCGTCTAAGGTTTCCTTTGCAAGATTTCCTAGGTAATACTCCCTACGAACTTTTTTCATCCTTGCATGGTCGAATTTTGCTTTCTGTGCAGCGAGTCTATGCTGAGAAAGAATCTCGACATATTTCGCGTGCAATAAAGGGGTATTAACTAATTCTTGGTGAGGTTTTGATTCGTCGATTTTACTATCAATTTTCCAATATTCTATAATTGTATCAAGTTTTATCATTTTATATTCTCAAGTAAACATTACAAAAATATATAGGCTAGCCAACTAAAGTCAATTCATACCTTTTAAACCTAAATGTTGCAGTTGCTGTCATTGTTTTTGCAGAACTAACCCTAACATCAAACGGTATAGCAGACAGATAAACTGGAAATAAATCTATAAAATGGATATTTACCTTTGGTTTATCAGAAGCTGGCGATAATGTTGTTAATATCGCGTCAGCATATTGTGGAGTATTTATATATTCATATTGACTATATTTTGATAATTTATTTAAATTGGCATAATCGTCCCAAGCTTCAGCTTGCGTATATCCCTTAATCCAATAATATATCGAAGTCCAAGATCTCAATTCCTCATCAATAAGAAACTCGATAGATAAATCTTCGTATTCCATTTTATCTCCTGGGACGCCCATATCTCTAAACGGGTTTACTTGAACCGTGCTTTGGGAATTTACTCCTGGAAGATTTACTGCTTGACAGAAGAATTGAACTTCCATTAATCTAGGAATCGTAAAAATAAATTTTGCTGACTGCAACAAATCGGTATTACAGATGTTTGTATCGTTAAGAGCCATAAAAAATCCTTATAATTTATTTACTTGTATTTATAAAATTCTAAATACAAAAAAACGCTTTACTTTTTTTAATTTATGTAGTAAAATATATTTGAATCTTACAATAGGAGATATAGATGGTAAAAGTTGTAGTTTTAAAACCGGAAGAGGTAACTCCAAGACCCGATTTGGTTGGTAAATGGCTTAATGAAAGTCATTATAGAATATTAGTTGAAGAAGATTTAGATGTATATCTTCCTCCAGATTGCGCAGATTTTACTGCCGAAGAAAACTGTGATAACAATATGGAATGTAATTCTTGTCATAAAGGGTTATCTGAAAAGAATATTGTATTTAAGTTTCGTAAAAATTTCTTTAATAAAGAAGAGGCTGATGCAGCTTACGCGGGTTTACGTGATGCAGCTGTTGAAACTCAAAATCGCGGTATGGCTGGTGGACCAAGAACTGCTACATGCGCAGGAAGAGAATGGGTTACTGATGAACAATTTGATTTATTAGAATTCTTTGCACATAAAAATTCGACTTCAGTATTCGGCGGATATACGCCAAAGGCAGATGTTGATTTAATACGAGCCAAGTATAAAAATCTTAAATCTGATGATAGTCGTGGTGTCGTCTGGTTGACTGAGCAAATTAGAGCTGAGAAATTTGTATTTAATGACTTTATCGATAAATTATGCGCATTAACTATTGATGAAGCAAAAGCTGAAGCTCAACGAGTATTAGATAAATTGATTAGTAAAACGACTTATGCTAATGTCGTAAATTCTGGTATTGCTGGTTGGTATGATAGATATCCTAGAATTCCTTTTGGTAGACCAACTACCTATACAAGAGATAATCTAGAAAAGTTTTCTAAGTCTTATCCATTCTTACAATCTTTAGCTAAAGGTTTTAAGGATATGTTGCCATGGCGTTATGGTAATCAAAAACGAGCTGCAGAATCAATTGATCAAAGATTTGTTGTACCAGATACTCCATTTACGACAATTACAGTAAATAAAAACTTTCGAACCGCTGGCCATTACGATCCAGCTAATATGGAAGATGGATTCGCTAATCTTTGTGTTATGTCAAATAATGATCAATATGAAGGATGTTATTTAGTATTTCCGGAAATTGGTTATGCAGTTGATGTCAGACCTACTGATTTATTATTAGTAAATAATCAAGCTGGATTACATGGTAATACTGAATTAAAACTAAAAGATCCAGATGCAGAAAGAATTAGTATGATTGCGTTTTTCCATGAAGGTATGTTAACGCTTGGTACTTATGATTACGAGAATACTCGCAGAGAATTTATTGATAGTCGTAGATTAAATCCCGATCATCCAGACCAAAGATACCGTTGGAATGGCATCACTCCTGGATTATGGGAATCTGATGAGTGGATTGATTATTTGTTAGCTCAACCGCAAGGCAAAGGTTGGTTAGAATCCTATCACAAAGATTTGTATGACCGTAGATTCGGTAACAGTTTAGATAACTTTTTTTAAGGTAGATTATGAAATTGAATATTGCAATTCCTTCGTATAAACGATCTGATACGCTTAGAGATAAAACTTTAAGTGTATTGGAGAAATATAATGTAGATCCAAGTACAGTAACAATCTTTGTTGCTAATGATGCCGAAAAGACTGCATACGAAACATCATTAAAAGATAACATTTATAACAAAAATATTGTTGTGGGTGTTGTTGGTATGGGACCAATTAGAAACTTTATTAGAAATTATTATGATGAGGGGGAATTTGTTGTAAATTTTGATGATGATTTATCGAGTATTATGCGCAAAGCTCCTGCTGATGAAAAGAAAATGGAGCCAATTGAAGATATCCATAAAGAAGTATTTGAGCCAATGTATAATATTATGCAGGAGAACGAAAATAAGCTCTGTGGTGTCTATGCAGCGTCGAATGCGTTTTTTATGAGTTATACCCCTAAGACTGGTTTATATTACTGCATTGGGTCGCTGTGGGGCTGCATTAACGATAAACATCAAGATCGTATGGTTCAATTATGCGATAAAGAAGATTTTGAGCGAACTCTTCAACATTATGTTCTTGATGGTTCAGTTTCGCGATTAGACAATATTACTGTTATATCCAAATATTATACTGAAGATGGAGGAATGCAAGTTGAACGAACTCTTGAACGTATTGATAAAAGTGCTGACGATTTAGTTCGTAGATTTCCAGATTTATGTACAAAATACGTCCGTGAAACTACAGGTCACGCTGAATTACGCTTACGGGATACTAGTGGAGGTAAATATCAAAAATCCACTTCTTTTGGTTTAGATAGTTTTTTCTAAACTTCCAAATAGAAAAAGGGAGCCGAAGCTCCCTTTTTTGTTTCATCCATGAAACACAACTAAATTACATCAAGTTTTTAACAGCAAAGATTCTGTAATAGTTGTTGCTACGTGGAGTAATCAAACCTTGACCTTGGGTTGTACCTTCAGCGAATGGATTTGCTACTAAACCGTAACGAGTTTTGAAGCCGATTTTTGGTTGGAAAGTACCTGGATCAACTGCACGAACCATTTGTAAAGGAACGTATGGGCAGTAGAATAAACCAGAGTCATAAGGACTTGTACCTTTATAACCAACTGTACATAATTCAACGTTTTGGTATGAACCACCAAAGTAAGGGTCGATATAAACTTTGATACGACCATGTAACAAACCAGCATATGTATTACCAGTGTCATCAACTTGTAAATCAGCAGATAACGCAGGAGTATATTGTAATACACCAGCCATAGCTAGAGCAGAAGCAACGTCAGAAGAAACGATTAAAATGTTACCTTTTCCTCTACGAGTTGTTTTAGCGATTTGATTAGCTTCTCTTTCGATATGATAAATCAAACCTTTAAATCTTTCAACTGACCAACGACCATTTGAGTCTGTATCTAAGTCGAATACGCCTGGAGTAACTGTACCGAATTGAGCACCAGCTTTAGCTACTGTATAGATTGTACGAATTACTTCGCGGTTCATCTCAGCAAGAATTTCTGTAGATAAAACGTTTGATAATTCAGTTTCAGCATCCAAACCATGGATTGCTTTCAAATCTTGAGCCATTTCTAAGCTGTATTCAGCTTTCAATGCACGAGTTCTAGCAGAAACAGTAACTTTTTCGATTGAAATTGACATTTCGCCGAATACAGTACCAGCACCATCGCCTAATACTTCACCCATAGCAGTTGTCATTGCTTGCCCAGTATCAAAAGATGAATTTGCTAATGGACCAGAAGTTCCAACAGCTGAATTCGCTTGACCTGTAGTAGTTGAACCACCTGTGCCGATAATACCAGAGAAGATAGTATTAGCTTCGTTATAGAATGCTTCAGTACCGCCACCGTTAGGGAATGTACCGTTACCTTGAGCGCCATAACGTGAACGTAAAGCAAAGATTAATCCAGTAGGACCAGTCATTGGTTGAACGCCAGCTACGTCATAAGCAATCAAGTTAGGTAAAGCACGACGTACTAAACTGATTAAAATTGGATCGAAGTTAGAAATACCACCAGTTGTATTAGTTGGTGTTCCTTCCATCAATGTTTCGCGATCTGAATCCATCGCTGCTTGTTGATTTTCCAATACAATTGCAGTAACTGCTTTTTTGTATGGGTCAGTAATTTTTGCTAATTCTGGATGATCCAGAACTGGACTCCATTTATTTTGCAATTCTTCGTTTAATAAAGCCATTTAGATAAACTCCTTAAATTTTTATTTTTATTTTAAAATTGTTTGTGAAATACGTGAAGCATAAGCAGCAATTGTTGGGTCAACTCTTTTTGCTGGTTTTATTTCTTCATTTAAGTCAATAACGTCATTTAAAGATTCGATAGAAGCGGGTTTAACAGTAGATACCGAGAAATAAGATTCTTTAATATCTTCCATTTGTGTAACAAAATCATTTTCGCTTACAAATTCTACGCTCTCTGCAATAGTTTTAATTTTTTCAGCTTGAGATAATGTTAATCCTTCACATACTGCGTGAAGAGCTTCAACTTTCTTTTGTTCTGACAATTTTTGTTTCAAGTTAATGTTTTTATTCATTTCTTCATTAACTTGTTTTTCTAATGCCTCTACTTTAGAAGCTAATTCTTCTACTACATCGAATTTTTCTTCAGGAATATCGATATAGTGTTCTTCGAATACGGTTTTCAAAGACTCAATAAAGCCTTCTGCAATTTCAGTTCTTAAGCCTGATTCAACTGCTAATTTGTTTTCTTCCATCCAAGATTCAGTAACGTAATCTAGATATTCATCAACTTTATCAGTAAAATCTTCTTTCATGTCTTCATAAGCTTCTTCGAATTGTGCAACATAATGCGCTTCTAATTCTTCAGCTAATTCGCCAACTTTAGATTTAACAGCAGCTTCAAAAATAGCAGATGCTTTACGTTTGAAACTTTCTGATAAGTTTTCGCCAGCCATTAATGCTGCGATATCTTCGTTTACTTCTTCTTCATCTTCGTCTGGTTCGCCTTCTTCATTAACACCTTTTTTAGGATGAAGATTTACTTTTGTATCAACTTTAGAAGAAGCTTCAGCTGGTTGTGGAGCTAATTTTTTCATTGGTTCAGCGCCAACAGGTGGTGTTTGCCCTGGAGGAGTTGCAGATGGAGCTTCAACGCTCAATTTTTCCCAATCAGCATTTCCTACATCATGACCTGTTGTTTTATTAACTGTATCATGTAATTTTTCGCCTTCGCCAAATTTATCTTGTTTAGCGCCTTTGTCTTTTCTATTGCCGTTCAGAATATCCATTGCAGCTTCAGAAAGATTTAAATTTTTATCTTGTGACATCAAATATCTCCTATTAGATTTTTATAATAATTATTTATATAAATTAAATTTTGTATTAAAGTTTTCTTAAAAAGTTTTCGAAGATTTTAAGAGCCATCGGTTCAACTTCTTTAGCTGTAAGTTTTCTTAAAGTATCTCTTGATTCTTGTAAATATTGTTCAACCCAGCCTTTTCCTTCAACAAACATCCATTCCTTTCCTTCCATTAAACCTTCAACATAGCAATCTTTACCTGATGGGTCTAATACAATATCAACTGTTACTAAACGAAAATCTGGTTGGACATATTTAATACCATTAGATTCTTTAATAGAACCCAATCCTCTTGTTGATACGCCAAAATTTACGCCAGCATCAATAAAAGATTTTACGATGTTTCCATTAGGTGTATCTAAAACTTTAGCTTCACCGTAGCAACGGTGGTCATCAAAATCCAATTTAGTAATAAGGTGAGATACTTTATCTGGATTAATTTGTGGTCCTTCTGGGTGAGACAATTCACCTAAAGATCTACGGGTATCAATATAATCTCTTTTATATCTTGTTACTTCAGGTAGCATATGCTCTTTTACATAAACTCTGCCATTTCTATTTTGTTCATTACAATGAATGAAATAACCTTTAATAGTATGATTCTTTTTACCGTTAGTTTCTTCTACAAGAACTTCTGTTTCGGTAAACTCATTTAACAATTTCATCGTTTGTTAACTCCTGTTATTGACCAGATTCTTCCGATAAATCTGTTGATTGTAATTGAGCAGCCTGTTCCAAAATTTCTAAGAAACTTTTATCTGAAACGTGTAATTGTTCTGCTAATTCTTCGTTTTTGCTAATAAAATCTAAAATTACATCAGCGCATTCTTTATTTATATTTAACTCTGAAGAGTCATTAAAAATAACAACTCCAATATCATCATTTTCTGATATTTGAGTTAATTTTTCTAATACTGATTCTGTTGTATTTGAAAATTGAGAACCATCTAATGGAACAGTAACAAATTGATCCAAATGTTCTGAGTGATAAAGAGCAACTTGTTGTCCATTAGGGAATCTTTGAATATAAGTTCTTTTTAAGATTAAGATTTGCGGTAAATCTCTATGTATTTTTTTCTTATTAGTCATAGTATGGGTTTTTTGAAGTTTTATCGGATTGTTGTTTAGAGTTTGCTCTTCCTATAGATGGATCTTGGTCATTAGTATCTTGACTATTTGGTATTCCGTCTCCATCTGGATCAGCATTTGGATCTTGCCCATCATCGCCACCATCTCCTCCGCCTAAACCTGCCATTGGATCATTCATTAATTTTGGGTCTGGATATACTTGATCTTTAATTTCTTGTGCAATTTGTTTTTGCATTTCTTCAATTTCATCTTCATCCATTTTAAGAATATTTTTTTGGATCCATGCTTGAGAATAATAAACGCCTTTATATGGATCAACAACTGCCAATAAATTTAATCTATTCTGTAATAATTCTGAATCTTTCATTTCAGCATAATTATTATCTCTAACAAATTCATAATCGAAATCTTGTTTGTATACATCAAACTCATCATCAGAGCAAATACCTTTTAATTGGCATTGAACTTTTAATGCTTGATCAAACACGTCAGTAAATTTATTTCTTAATCTTTGAATAAATTTATCAAATTTAATTTCATCTCTGGATATTACTTGATTTGTACCAACATCAAATGCACTATCGGGTTGAACTAATCTAGAAAATGGAACATTAAGTGCTTTATATAATTTTTTCTCGAAATATTCTACCATTGACATATCATCAAATGCAGCAGAAGATGGTAATGTAGTAATTTCTGTTGATTTATTATCAGAGCGTCTAGGTAACCAGAAATCATCCATCATAGAAAGGAATCTTCTATCATCTCTGATTTCACCTGTTGTAGCATCATAAACGACTTTATTTTTATATTTAGTCATAATATCTTTAAGATATTGTTCTGCCTTCATTTTAGGTAGATTACCGACATCAATATAAAAAATACGTCTTTCTGGAGCTCTTGATACTTTGTAAATTACGCTAGCATCTTCAATCATTCTTAGTTGATTTAGAGGTTTGATGCATTTATGTAAATTACTTAATATAATTGATCGTTTTGCGTCTAATAACCCTGATGTAACGCAAATCATTGAATCTGGGGCAATTCTTAATCCGGAATTAGTTAAATTAGATTTTGTTGATATAGTATCAGAATAGATATAATATTCAACATAACCGGCGACAATATCGTATCCAGTAGTTTGATCTTTTACTTTTTTAATTTCGCGAATTTTTGTAATTTTTCGTGGATCTGTATATCTTAATTCTTGAATACCCGCATTTGGGTTTGCTTTATCAAGAATAATATTATAATACATTCTTCCATCAATATAATATCTTCTAAAAATATCTTGACCCAGTTGTTTAAAATTCAAAAGAGTCAAGATATTATCAAATTCATCTTCAATAGCTTTTTTTATTTTTGGTGCAACTTTTAAATTATCTAATTTTAATTTTACAATAACACCATCTTCATTGATAATAGCTTCATTAATAATATCATCAACTGCACTTTCTATCTCTGGCTGCATAGCCATTTCACGATATCTAGTGATTAATTCTACGTCATTTTTATAATTTGAATCTAAATCAATAGTTGTGCCATAATGCGCTGCTGCAGTAATAGTTACTGCACCATCATCTAACACTGGTGCTGAAAAAGAAGGTAGCACTTCCTGTGCTGGTGTATCTTTCCCTATTTTAAAACCGAATAATGAGAATTTAGCCAAAATAAAATACCTTTTTAATAATTAATAGTATATTCTTATATATTAGGTTACAGAATCTGATTCCCAATATTGATAAGAGAACGTCACATTAAATTCTTCAATTCTATCGTTTGAACCCCAATCAACTTGAATAGGATCAACTGTATTAGGGAACATACCAACAAATTTATATGCTTTAATTGGGGTTCCAATTTTACTATATTGTGTTACTGTAGCATCAGCGCAATATAATTGCGAATTAATTGCTCCAGCAGCACGAACGTTTTGTGAATGACTGTTTAATTTATCTGACCATCTTTCGAACGCATTTCTTACGATAAAATCTTCATCATTAATAATCGTCAAACTCCAATCTGGGAATTGTCTATCACCAGCAAATTTTACTTGACGACCAAAATAAAATTGTGTAGCAACACCCACGATTGATGGTGGTAATGATGTTGCATGAGCCATAAATGTTAATTTTTGAGATGCAATAGGTGAACTTGCAACTGTTGGAAATGTTAAAGACACTGAAAATAAATTAGGTCTCGCTCCATCACCAATCATTGCCGATCTAAATTCTGCAATATTGAACGCCATGTTTGGATACTCCTTGTTAAAAAATCGTAATTATTCTTTTAATTATTTATATGAGCCAGTAACGAATCACTGGCTCACAAGTTCATTATTTAGAATTTGCCTGCAATTTCAGTAAAGTCAACGCCAGTACGAACTGCTACGAAATTCAACTGGATAAAGTTAATAGATCTAGCTGGTTTAATATAAATATCACCAACAAATCTATTTGTATCAATAACTTCAGCTGTGTTGTTTGTGTCATCACAAACAACTTTAAAGTCGTAAATACCTCTACGCCCTTTTACATCTCTTAAGAATGGTTCAACCATAGACACAAATTGAGCTCTTGTAAATGCATCATTAAATTCAAATAGAGAGTATTTAGCCGCAATAGCAATTGCTTTTTCAAGAACGATAAACAATCTACGGACATTAATACGATCAAACGCAGATGGTTTTGTTTGCATAGTTTTATCGCCATATAAAATAATACCTTCACCTGGAAATGCAACAACAGGATTAATACCATTTTTATACAATTCATCTCTTTGAGCTTTAGATGGATTCCATGATAATTTAATTGCATTCAAAATTTGACCGCGATTAAATCCAGCAGGAGACCACCATGGATCTCTAATATTATCAGTTCTCGCGCATAATCCAGCAATATCACCGTTTAATGGGACATAACGATATTTGTTATTGTATTTATCAAATTGATATTTCCATCCAGAATCAAATACTGAATATGATGTAGAAGGAGTTAACCCATTTCTATATTCAATAATATTATCTAAATTAATAGATTCAACTGCATCAGCTCTAGTTGGAGAAACAAATGCAACGCAATCTTTTCTTTGATTTACGATATCCAATGCATGATTTACAACAGTTATATCATTATCTCCAGTAAGAACTAAAGAAATATCAACTTCGTCAGGATTTGCAAATAAATCGTAAGAGGAATATATATCTGCTGTAGTTGGAGCAACATCAGTTCCTCCGGATAATTTACTTGAATAATTTTTTAATTTATCGAATTCTAAACCTGTGTCGCAAGTAGAACCCCAATTAGAAGATCCAACAAGGTGATCAGCTACATAAACATATTTTGACGCATTAAAAAGTTTGGTTACATAATAATTCGGAGAACCGTCATCTGTTCTTGCATCATCAGCTTTAGATACATGAGAGTATTTCTCTAATACAGTATCTCTTTCTCCTGAAAATTTGCCATCGGTATCAATAACAATAATATGTATTTCATCATTTGCAGAAGTTTTTCCTGCTGCATAAACTGAAGTTCCTGGAGCTGAATCAAATGCAGATGCATATGCCCATTTTGTTGATGTTGTTAAATTGGTTACATTAGCACTCATTGGTTCAGATATTACAACTGATGTTGTACGCGCATCTACTGCAGTAACGCTAACTACATCATAACTTGTTCCGCTAATAGTAATAATATCACCAGAAGATAAGAATGTATTAGCATATCCTGTATTTAAAATTACAGTAGAACTTGCTGATGTTGTATTTGCAGTTAATCCGGTTTTTAAGAAAGAATCTGATGAAGAGCAAACGCTAACAGTTAATGAATTGCCGAATGTTCCAGGATAACGACCATAAAATCCACCAAATTTAGTAATTGATCCCGCTTCAAAATTTAGTTCGTAATCTTCTTCATTTGAAATGCTGACATTAGTTTGATATGCTGGTAATGTAACAGAAGCCCCAGAAGTATCGCCGACTAAGTTATTATAAACAACAACTGTATTACCGCTAACTGTATTTGCAGTTAATGTAAATTGATTTCCACCTGGAGTTGTTACTTTAAATGTATCGCCGCGCGTTATATATGATGATACTTCATCAGTAAATACAACATTATTGCTTGCACTAGCTGTAGTTGCAGTTAAATTTCCTAAATCGATAAAATCAGAAATACTTGTTGAGTTAAATGTATTTGAATTATCGATAGCTCTTACAACTCTAAGATTGTTTGTATATGCTAAGAAATTTGCTGCTGTAAAAAATGATGTAAAATTGTTATTATTCGGTTTTCCGAAAATTGATGCTAATCTGTTTTCTGAGTCAACTAATACTCTAATTGCCGCTGGTCCCCAGCTAAATTGCCCAGCAAATGCCCCAATAGAAGAA